GAAGACTTGGATAAATTGAAGTCTGAGAAAGAGCGTGTAGCATTTCTTCAAATGATTGGTTCTCCAGCACTCAAAGAAGTGTTGAAGTATATGTTCGATTCAAATATTAAATTTGCTTTACCAGAAGGCAATCCACCATATAAGGTATCAGAGTTCGAACAACCAGGAAGATTTCTTGCTGAGATACGAAGACTATATCTATTCGTAGAAGGTGGCAATCCTAATTTATCTCCAATGCGTCGAGAGACTTTATTCATTCAGATGTTAGAGAATGTAGATGCGAGAGATGCAGAGCTTATCCTTGCTATCAAGGAAAAGAAGAGTCCCGTATCAGGACTGACAAAGAAAGTAGTACAGAAGGCGTTTCCGGAGCTATTGAGCAAATGAAAAACATGAAAGTACACAAAGATCATGAACCAAACAAGAGTAGGTTCAAGAACAATTATCTTGAAGAAGATAAGGTATCTTTTCGAGACCACAAGAAAGACATTGAAAAGAAGAAGTATCGTAATTATGAAAATGCTTTGCGTTCGAAAAACGTAAAGGCTCTTCTAGATTATGATGAAGAGTGAAATTTAATAAATAATATATTACAATGACCTCGTGAAGGAAATGATACATGCCTACGTATAGTTTTTTAAATAAAGAAACTGACGAAGAATTTGATATAATTCTATCCATGTCTGAACTTGATCAATACAAGTCAGACAATCCACATCTTGAACAATTAATCAAATCTGCTCCAGTATTAGCTGATCCTACCCGTTTAGGGCTACGCAAGCCTGATAACGGGTTTCGTGATGTTTTAAAAAAAGTGAAATCAAATCATAGGGGAGCAAAGATAAACACTTGGTAGAGGTTACATATGGAAGCTCATTCCCGTAGAGAAAGAAAAAAAATCAGAAAACAAGCACTACAGGAGAAAAATCATTTATCGTTGAAATCCATAAAACCAATAACACAAACACAGGAGCTTTGTTTCAGAGATTTCTCACAAGGGAAAAATTTACTTCTACACGGTCTACCAGGCACAGGAAAAAGTTTTATATCATTATATCTCTCGTTTCAAGAGATTCAGCAATTTGGAACATACGATAAAGTTTGCATAATCAGATCAATTGTCCCATCAAGAGATATGGGATTCTTACCAGGCTCTATTAAAGAAAAGAGTCGAGTGTATGAAATGCCATATCAATCAATTTGTACAGAATTGTTTGGTCGTGGTGATGCATATGAGATGATGAAAAATAAAAACATTCTAGATTTTCAAACATCATCATTTCTTAGAGGCATCACAATAGACAATGCTATTGTGATAGTTGACGAATGCCAAAACATGGCATATCATGAACTGTCAACAATTATTACAAGAATGGGTAACAACTCCAGAATTATATTCTGTGGTGACTTTAGACAGACGGATTTAAAGTTTAAAGATGAGCGACAAGGTATTTTTGACTTTATGAAAATTCTAAAATCAATGCAAAACTATTTTACTTGTGTTGAGTTTCTAGAAGATGATATCGTCAGAAGTGGTCTTGTTAAAGATTTTATTCTAAAGAGGGAAATCGTAGAGCAGAACTCTATGATTAATCATTATGAAGGACTTGGTAGAAGACCCCAAAACATTCCAACACTTGCCAAAGCCTAAAATTGATTTATTAGAACAGATCAATTCAGATACCGGAAGGTTATATCAAACTCCTTCCGGTATTCAATACCCATCTATCACAACTGTTCTTTCTATTTTAAATAAAGATTCTATTATAAAATGGAGAAAGCGTGTAGGTGAAAAAGAGGCAAATCGTATCTCAAAAAGAGCTACTGATAAAGGAACTAGAGTTCACAAATATTTCGAAGACTATATCAACAATGATCCAGTCATATTTGAAGGTATGGACTTTCTTGCAAAAGAATCTTTTTACAAGTTAAAGCCAATTGTAGATAGACATGTAGATTATGTTGTGCTACAAGAAGAAAGATTATATAGTGATTATCTAGAAATTGCAGGTCAAGTTGATCTGATTGCTGACTTTAGTGGTAAGCTATCGATTATTGATTTTAAAACTTCTAGAAAACAAAAGAAAGAGGAATGGATACAGAATTACTTCATGCAAGCATCTGCTTATGCTATAATGTATGAAGAAAGGACTGGGACACCAGTTCCACGAATTGTTCTTCTGATTGCTGTTGATCATGAAGAACCACAGGTCTTTGTTCGCAAAAGAGATGATTACGTAGATTCACTACTTAATACTCGAAAGCTATACAAAGAAAAATATGGTATATGAGGGTTGACAGAGAATAAAAAATCATATACTGTATGTTTGTTATGTTGTCATTATGAAGGAGAAATGAAATGACAAAGACTGCAAAGCTACTCGAAGCCCTAAAGGCAGGTGAAAAGATTTCTAGTGGTGAGATTCGCAATCGTTTTGGTATTGCTAATCCTCGTGCTACTGTATCTGATCTCCGTATGCAGGGCTATGCTGTATATCTGAACAAGGGTACAACTGATAAGCGTGGTCGCCATCTTGCATCTCGATATCGTCTTGGCCATCCTATGCGTGAAGTTGTGGCTGCTGGATATCAGGCACTCGCATCAGCTGGCGTTGCTGTTCACTAAGAAAAAACATGAAACCCCAGAAGAAATTCTGGGGTTTTCTTTAACTCTTTGATTTTGTTTGTGAAAAAAAGTTTATTTTTTTGAAAAAACTGTTGACCTAATCTACCAGATATGAGATTATACATCATCAACTGATGGAGAGACAAATGTTTGACAACTTGATCAACTCTTGGGATAGCGTAAAGTCTTACAAGAACGTTGCAAGCCTCGAAAAGGTACTGGTTGAGAAGGGGTTGGGCAAGTATAGCCCCATCCTGGTGGCAATCCCGCAAGGCAAGAACGAGGGCCGTTATACTGCTCTGTTCGCCCTGAAAGAGAGCCAGTTTGAGAATGCAATGTACATCGTCCACTGTGGTTTCAAGACTGTAGGTTAACAATAAAACTTCAAGGAGAAAATCATGCTTCGCCATCCAGTCAGTCTTTTCGTCAAGAAGTATCCGTCGGTTTGTGGATATACTCTCATTAAGGTCGCTGAAGAAATCAACCGCATCACAAAGGCCGGCATCGGCTACGAGGGCATTATCAAGAAAGCACTCGATGACGATAACGCAGGACAATACCTAGTCCGAGTATGTTCAAACCTTCAAAAATGTTAACTAATAAAGAAGATTGAAAATGGAAGCTGAATCATTTTCTAGTGTTATCATTGCTGGAACTCTGTTGATAGCAGTGATATTCTCTTTAATCGCAATTCAAAACATGAGGTGATACAAATGAAAACATGTACTGTTAATTATGATCATCGGCATGGTGGTCCATATGATCGTGGTAGTGCTGACTCCTACTATCGTCGCCCTTTTGATCCTCATTATTTTAAAGGCGATACATACAGCACTGATAAAGTATCTATGGAAGAAATGACAGTAGAAGAAATTGTAGCTTATACCAAAGGGTATAACGACAATGAAAAAGAAGGCAATTTCAAAGATTGGGGTTGACAACCCAAATTCTATCATATAGAATGTTTCTATCATGAGGAGAGAAGATATGAGTCGCATCAAAGAATATCTCATGGATGTTGAAGAAAAGATCGTGGATGCCATTGATCTTGGTGCTAAAACGGATGACGAGATATATGCTTATGTGAATATGTTTGTCAGCGTAAGTAGAAAAGATGTTTCAAATATCGTTCGAACAATGATGGGAGAGTGCGATGAATAAGGTAAAGATTTTGCCATGGACTCAGCGAGAGCATCAGATCGTCAAAGCTTTTGGACAATGCAATTGGGAAGTTCTAGAAGAACGTGATCAGATTTTGTGTTTGAAAAATCAACCAGGAGTTCTGATTGCTAAGGAGGGGCACACACGATGGATTAGAGCCCATCAGGTAACTCAAATGAAAGAAGAACGAAATGCGTAAACATCTTTGGTATATGTTCAATAGAGTGAGTAGAAGTTCCCGCTTCGTGACTCACACTTATTTATAAATAATAGGATTTCATCAGAGTTGTTGTCGGCTGATGATCTTATAAAGTTGACGATAGACGGATCGGACGGGGGTGCAATTCCCCCCCAGTCCACCATAGATACATCGGACAGACATATCCCCCGTAAAACGGGGAAGCATGGTGGTGATGACGGTGTATCTTTGATGGGCTGGAAATTTAGGATCGACGGACGTTGATGCGGAGATGGAGATAACTCGGTGGTCGAGCGACTTAAACTAAATGCAGCGAATGATAACGCTCCATTTGAGATGCGCCTAGCGGCATAGTCTCATTGGGTATGAGTTCCACCTAGAAACAGAACGGGCTCACTTATTATTATGTT